TACTTCTGTGATAATAAAGTTAAGAGATGACAGTACTAATAATGAAGTTTCTTTTGTACTTCCGAGTGCAGTAATAAATAAAAATTATCTTGAACTATCTACTGTTTTAAGTTTAAAGGAAGGTAGGTTTTACGATTTAAAAGTATATGAAATAAAAGGAAGTTATAAATCATTTAAAGAAAGAGTAGTTTCTTTAGGTGGAACTTTTGAAGATAACACTTGTTTATTGACTTTCTTACAAGCAGAAGGATTAGTTAATACTACTGATTTAGATATTATTTATAGAGATAAAATATTTTGTACAGACCAATCAACAAACCAATCTAATAACGAATATTACACAGTTAATAAAGATGTGTATAAAGAACAGAATGGTAATAACGATTTTATAATATTATGAGTAAACACATAAATAAATACAGAAAGCCAACGGTGGTTAAAACAAAGAACGAATCTAAAATTAGTTTTGTTAATTTAAGCACTTACACAAGTCCGCAAATAGTTGAATCCAAAAATAAAGAATGGGTTGAATTTGGTGCAGATAATAACTTTTTTCAATTCTTAATTGATAAAGCAAATGGAAGTGCAACATCAGGTGCTTGTATTATTGGTGTTTCTCAAATGATATACGGTAGAGGTTTAGATGCAACAGATAGTTCAAGAAAGCCTGAATCTTACGCAAGAATGATATCTTTATTTAAAAAAGATGTTGTAAGAAGATTATCATACGATTTAAAATTGGCAGGTCAATGTGCAATGCAAGTCATTTATTCAAAAGATAAAAAGACTATTGAAAAAGTAGAACACTTGCCAATTGAAACATTAAGAGCAGAAAAAGTTGGTTCAGAAGATAAAGAAATACAAGCGTATTACTATCATCCTGATTGGGCAAATGCAAAGCCAAGCGATAAACCTTTAAGATTACCATCTTTTGGAATTTCAGATACACCACAACCAATTGAAATACTTTATGTAAAGCCTTACGAAGCGGGTATGTACTATTATAGTACTCCTGATTATGTTTCGGGTATTCAGTATTCAGAAATCGAATCAGAGGTATCTAATTTTCATTTAAACAATATTAAAAACGGTCTTGCACCATCGATGTTGATTAATTTTAATAACGGTATTCCTGATGAAGAAAAGCAAACTTTAATAGAAAATAAAATAAAGCAAAAGTATTCGGGTAGTTCTAATAGTGGTAATTTCATTTTAAGTTTTAACGATTCAAAAGAAGCACAAGCAGATATTACACCTGTTCAATTATCGGATGCACATAACCAATATCAATTTCTTTCTGATGAAGCACAAAAGAAGATAATGATATCACACCGTATTGTTTCGCCAATGCTTTTAGGTATTAAAGATAATAGTGGTTTTGGTAATAATGCAGAAGAATTGAAGAACGCTTCTATATTAATGCAGAACATTGTTATTAGCCCATTTCAAGACCTTTTAACAGATGCCTTTGATAAGGTATTAGCATTTAATGGTATTGCTTTAAACTTATATTTTAAGACCTTACAACCTTTACAATTTTTAGATTTAGATAATGTAAAAGACGAAGAAACAAGAGAAGAAGAAACAGGTGTTAAAATGAGTAAAGGCGATTTATCTGACGAACAATTTGAAGAAATTGAAAACGGTTTAGAGGGCGAATCAATAGACGATGAATGGGAACTTGTAGAAAAGAGAGAATATGACGAAAAAGCAGAAGACATTGAAACTTGGGCAAATAGATTAGTAAAAGAAAAGAAGACCGCATTGCAAAAACTTGCGGGGTTTGTAAAATCAGCACCAAACAAAGAGAGCAAATTAGATAAAAGTTACTACAAAATAAGATATGAATACGCTGAAAAATATTCAAGCGGTAAGTCAAGAAAGTTTTGTAAGAATATGATGTCAAGAACTGCAAAGGGTGTTGTTTATAGAAAAGAAGATATATCAGAAGCAAGTTTTAGCGGTGTAAATAAATCATTTGGGCATAAAGGACAGAATTATAGTTTATTTAGATTCAAGGGCGGAGTTAATTGTGGGCATTTCTTCAATGAAAATCTTTACAGATTAAAATCTAAAACTGAAAAGTATATTTCAAAGGGTGAAGAAGTAAATGATATACCTTCAAGTTATACACCAAAAGGAAAAGAATACAAAGAAGCCAAAATTGCACCAAAAGATATGGCAAATAACGGACATCATCCAAATTATAAAGGTTAAGATATATGGCAACTGCATTATTTATAAGTAGAACTGATTTAGTAAAAAACACTATCATTGATGGGAATGTTGATACTGACAAGTTTATACAATTTATTAAAATAGCACAAGAAATTCACATTACTAACTATTTAGGAAGTAAATTATATGATAAAATTTCAGCTGATATTGTAGCGAATACTTTAACAGGAGATTATTTAACGTTGGTTTCAGATTTTATACAACCTATGTTAATACATTTTGCAATGGTTGAATATTTACCATTTGCTTCTTTTCAAATTAAAAACGGGGGTGTATTTAAACATAGTTCAGAAAATGCTGAATCAATAAGTAAAAGCGAAATAGAATTTTTAGTACAAAAGCAAAGGGATTTTTCAGAATATTACACAAGAAGATTTGTAGATTATATTTGTTTTAATAGTACAAAGTTTCCTGAATATTTGAACAATAGTGGTTCTGATATTGACCCTGATAAAGATGTTAATCCTACAAATTGGGTATTATAATGGCTACATACAAACCAAAAGAAGAAAATATAAGTCTTTTACAAACTTATTTAAGCAAGGTAAAAACAAAAAAATAAAATGGCAAACGAAATTTATAAAAGTTCTTGGTGGGGAAGTCCTGTTGATGGTGGTTGGGGTGGTATTTACTATGATTTAGCACAGACTTTAGGCTTATTAGAATTAAGATACATTGAAAGAGTTGAAGCAGATGGAGGTGTAGTAGAATCAACAGAATGTTTAAAATCTACTTGGTCTGAATATAATTGGAAATATGCCTTTAGAGTAACAGATGACGGTGGTGTTGTAGAATCTTTAGAATGTGTAACACTTTAATAAAAATAAAATAAATAAATAATATGGCAACAATACCAAGTATAGCAATGATACCTTCAGGGTATAACGTAAACAAAGTTTATAGCGTACTTCCTACAGATGGAAGTGGGCATTTAGATAATTTTGCAAGAACAAGTACAGCAACAAGAGTTAATCCAAGTGGATTAATAGAAACAATGGCAACAGGAGTACCAAGATTAGATTATTCTGATGGTACTTGTCCAAGTCTTTTACTTGAACCTGCTTCAACAAATGAACTTCAATATTCACACGATTTTACAAGTAGTACGTGGACTAAAAGTAATGTTTCAATTCCAACTGTATCGTCAATTATATCTCCCGATGGTACGGCTAATGCTTACGATGTATTAAACAGTAGCGCAGGAGCTTGTGTAATTTATGATAATGAAATAGGAGTTAGCACGTCTGATAGTACTTTTTCTGTTTTTGTTAAATATAAAGATTTACAATACATAAGTCTAAGAATAGATGGCTCAGGTGATAATGCTCTTTTTGACATAATCAACGGAACTATTATAGGCTCTGATGCAGACGTTACACCTATTATTAAAGATTACTCAAATGGGTGGTTTAGGTGTTCTATAACACATACAAATTTATTAGTAGTAGGAAACGCAGTTATACAGTTTAATGAAACGGGTGTTTTAAACAGTAACGCGATGACAGTAATAGGTGGAGGATATTATCTTTGGGGTGCTCAATATGAGGTTTTAAGCTACGCGACAAGTTTAATTCCAACTGCGGGAACTATAATTTCTCGTACTCAAGATTCTGCTTCTAAGAGTGGAATTAGTAGTTTGATAAATAGTACTCAAGGTGTTTTCTATGCAGAGATTTCAGCTTTGGTGAATACTGATATTAATAACAGAACAATATCTTTAAGTGAAAATGCAGCAAATAGAGTAGAATTAATACTTTCGAAGAATGGTTTAATTCAAGGCAGATTTGATAATGCAAGTAACGACATAACACTTTCAAAATCTGGATTAAATGTATCTGATAAAAATAAAATTGCTTTACTTTGGAAAAGCGGTAAATGTGCTTTATGGGTAAATGGAATAAAAGAGCAAGAGAATTTAACATTTAATACATTTGCTTTAAATTCATTACCTAATATTTATTTTAATTCATCTTTCCTAGGTGGTTCTTCTTATTTCTATGGAAACGTAAAAGACCTAAGAGTCTACAATACAGCTTTAACAGATGCAGAATTAACAACTTTAACAACTTTATAAGAGTAATATTTACCCTCGTGTAACTATCGAGGGTAAATCTTTACATAATAACTAATAATATAAAATGATACATATAGCAAAATACGAGTTTAATAGTAAGGAGCAATTTGATGCTAAATTAGACGCTTTACATACAGAGGATGCAGATGGTAATAAAATACCAAATGTTAAATTTGACAAAGCAGAGTTAAGACACATCGTCTTAGCTTCTGCGGTTGTTGATGAAGATGGTGTAGAAGTATCTCCTGAAGTGATTTCAGAGGGTTGGCACGTAGATATGATATGGCACGACATAGAAGACCATCCATACGGTTGGAAGTCTTACAATGTGGATTTAACGTCTGAGGGTTCGCACGGATTCGCAGGAGTTAGTTATTTAACTCATAAATTCTAATGAATAAATTAGCTAACTTTATTAGTAATTTAAGAGAAGACCACAAGGCACACTTCATTGTAGGTGTGCTTACAGGTTTTCCTATGGTATTATTATTCGGCAATATTGGTGGCTTAATAGCTATTATCATTTATGCTTTAAAGGAGTTAGTTTATGATAGATTATTAGGTAAAGGTAATATGGAGTTTTTAGATTGGCTTTATAGTTCAATCCCTGTATTCTTTTACTTAATTATAAAAAACTTTTAATTATGCCTCCTACAAATAAAATATTATTAGAACAAATTCTTGATGAACAAAAAAGGCTTTCAAGTGAAATGTCAAGTGCTATAAACAACCAAAACCTATTTAATCAAAGAATTACAACTATCTTAAATAGTGATGGAGATACCAACCAAAAAGGAATGGTTGAGAATTTAGAAGACGTAAGAACAAGAGTTTTAGATTTAGAGGTAAAAAACAAGGTAACTGCAGGAAAGGTTGCAATTAGCGTAATTATACTTTCTGCTATTGGTAGCGTAATTTGGAAATTAATAGGAATATTAGATTAATATGAAGCTAACAAATAATTTTAATAAATCAGAATTTGAATGTAAGTGTGGTTGTAAAATGCCTAATGATGTATTAGATAATATTAAGTTGTTAGCAATACAATTACAGACAATTAGAGAGTACGTAGGGCAACCAATTAAAATAAATAGTGCATACAGATGCGAATTGCATAATAGTATCATAGGAGGTGTTAAAACAAGCCAACATATATTAGGTAAGGCTTCTGACATTACTATAAATACTTTTACACCTGATGAAGTTGTAGATGTTATTGAAAACTTATTAGTAAACGAAATGTTAGGTTCTTTTTATATTGGTGGTTTAGGCAGATACAACACCTTTACACATTTAGATATTAGAGATTATAAAGCACGTTGGGATAAAAGAAGATAAATATGGAAATTAATTTAGTACTATTAGCACCAAATGCAATGATGGTTGGTTGGCAATATTTTAAACCTGAAAAGGGTTTTGAATTTAAAGAGGTTAATTTATTTATATTATTCTTTCAAATACAATTTAGATGGGCATAATTGGACTTATTGGAAACTTATTAGGAATTGGTAAAAGCTATTTGGCTAATAAATCTAAATTAAAGCAAGTAAAACTTGAACAAGAATTTTCTATTATAGAAGCACAAACAAAAGCGAATGTAGATAGAATTCTTTCTAATACAGATAGTGATAACCAGATTGATTTAATAACTGCACAAGACAAAAAGCATAGTTTTAAAGATGAAGTTGTTACTTACTTATTTTTAACACCTGTTTTTATTGCTACTATTACACCTTTTATTATAGCGGTTAAAGAAAGTAACTTTATAAACCTTTCAGAAGATATAAGGATTTCTTACGAAAATCTAAATCAATTACCTAATTGGTATAAATACGTTTTAGGTGCTATTGTTATTGATGTACTTGGGTTTCGGTCTTTTGCAAGAAAGATAGTAGATAAATATATTAAGTAAACACTATTAAATATAATTATTCTCTTATACAAGTAAATATTTTTTGATAAAGATGTTTTTCTAATATTTTTTGATAAATATATATTTTATATCTTACAAGCCAATTATTAAAAAGTAATGCTTTAGTTTTATTATGGAGTAAATTTACACGTTTGATTTTTGGAAATTGCTATATTGAACATTTATTATTTTTATACTTATTAACAAACCTTATTTAATAGGCTTGTAAACAACTTTATTGTTTGCATTGTAAATGTATGTTGTATATTTACATAAGAGATTGATTACCTCTTTATTCTTGTTTTTATTCATAACTTGTTTTTTAAATAGAGGTCAGAAATGGCTTCTATTTTTTTTTATATTTATTTTAACAAAATTTTAACATTTCAAATAGTTGCTAAACTAAAAAGGTGTTGTAAGTTTGTACCATAATTAATCACTAAAACAAATATTATGACAATTACAAAGATAGCAATAGGATATTACAAGATTAAAGAAGGAGTTAATGTGTACTATGTATCTTATGAAGATATCCAAAGAGTTTGGATTGTGGAGGTAGAGATAGATAATTCTTTAATAGGTATGGCAAACTCATTAGACTATGTAGCCAGTACCACTACACTAAAAAATTGCAAGTTAATAGTAGAGCAATTAAATAAATAAAAGTTTTTTAAATAAATAAAGGGGTGTAAAAACCCCATTAAAACAAATATTATGGAAGTTACATTAACAATTTTACAGGAATACGCAAAAGCATCAGATAATTTATGGATGTATCACAAACTGCAATTATTAGAAACTGAAATAAAAATAGAAATATTAAACGCAGAAATAAAAATTATAAAACAATATTAATTATGAAAGTAAACGAAACCGCTTGGGTTAACTTAAAAAAGCAAATAGAAATGCACTTAAAAGAAGACCCAAATTTAACAGATGTTGCAATTAATTATCAAGTAAAAATACCAACTTTTGGAACACGTAACTACTTAAACTTAAATGTTTCAATTAACAAATAAATTTTAACTATATTTACAAAAATAAAAACAATTAAAAATGAACAATTTAAACAAGATTCAAGCCGAATTAAAAGCACCAAAGAACCAAAGAAATAATTTTGGTAAGTATAATTATAGAAGTTGTGAAGACATCTTGGAAGCAGTTAAACCACTTTTAGATAAATACAATTGTACACTTACAGTTTCAGATGAAATAAAGCAATTAGGAGATATTATATTTGTAGAATCAATTGCAATTATATCTGATGGAGAGAACCAAGTACATACAAAAGCACAAGCGGGTATAGACCCAAACAGAAAAGGTATGGACATTGCACAAAGTTTTGGTAGCAGTAGTTCATATTCAAGAAAGTATGCCTTAAATGGCTTGTTTTTGATTGATGATACTAAAGATGCTGATAGTACAAATACACACGGTAAAGCACCAGCAAGTAAATCTGCACCTGCATCTGATAAAGAATGGCTAAATAAAGGTACTGCTGAATTTACAAAAGTACAAGCATATTTAAAAGGCGGTGGTACACTTGCAAACGTTGAAAAGAAATACAAAGTTTCAAAAGAAACAAAAGAATTATTAACTAAATAAATTAAAATAAACCAATTAAATTAGAATTATGAGCAACAAAAGTTATTTATTAGGAGATGTAGAATTACAGTTAGAAGAAATTAAAAAGTTATCTCAATACTTTGAGAGTATTTTAACTTACAATTCACAAAAGGAGTTAGTGCCAAAGAAAGATGAAAATGGTAAAGAGTTAAAGAAACTTAAATTAAACTTTTCAATCTTTGAAGAAGGGAACTATGGTAAAAATGTTTCTTTTACAATTCCACAAACAAAGGAACAAAGAGAGAACAAAGAAAAAAAGCGTTATGTAGCAAATGGCAAAATTTATTATGCATCAGATGAATTGCAAGGCTTTGTTCAAAAGACTGAAACAAAAGCAGAAGTGCAAGAAGAAGTGGTAGATTTACCATTCTAATTTACATTTTCAACTAACCAAATAAAAAGAGGGTATTCATTGGGTTGCCCTCTTTTTTTATTTTAAAATTTATAATTAAGTATGTGGCATTATAAAGGAACACAAATAAAAGACAGAACAGATTTACCAACTGATGCAATAGGGTTCGTTTACAGAATACATAACCATCAAGAAAGCAAATACTACATTGGTAAAAAGATATTGCTTAATAAGCGTACTAAACCACCATTAAAAGGGTATAAAAGAAAGAGGGTTGATTACGTTGAAAGCAATTGGTTAAAATATACAGGAAGTAATGCAGAAACAAAAAAATGGTTGATTGAAGATTGTTACAGGGAAATAGTTTACATTTGCTATAATCGAACAATGATGACCTATCACGAAACCGCTTTACAATTTCAAGAAAAGGTTTTAGAAACTGATAAATTTTTAAACGATAATATTTTAGGTAAATTTTTTAAAGCAAGAATAATCAAATACAAAGAAGATGAATCAAAACACAACGACAGATGATAGTAAGGAAGTTAAAAGAATGGAAATGGAGTTGCTTTATAGTGATGCTTATGTTGACATCTCCGAAGAAGTAAAATATCCACCTGTTGCTATTTCTTGCGGTTCTTATTCAGAACAAAATACAGATGGAACAAGCACACAATACCAAATACCAATAGGAACTTACGGGAACTTTAGTTTTGTACAAGCACCTCCAAAAGTTGGTAAGAGTTTTTTTACAAGTTTACTAACATCTGCATACTTAGGCGGTGGTAATAAATTTACAGGAAAAATAAAAGGGCATAGAAAAGGCAGAAACGTAATCCATTTTGACACAGAACAAGGTAGATTTCACGCTCAAAAGGTTTTTAGAAGACCTATAATAATGAACGGTTTGGAAGCAGATGAAAAATATTACACCTATGCTTTAAGAAATATGAACCCAAACGACAGAATTGATTTTATAGATTATGTTTTAGAAAATACTTTAGATGGTAAAAATATAGGCTTAATTATCATTGATGGGGTTGCTGATTTAGTTTCTGATGTTAACAATTTAGAGCAATGTTCTTACGCAGTTCAAAAGCTAATGTCTTGGACAGATTTGTACAAATGCCATATTGTTACAATTATACATTCAAATTATGGAAGTGATAAACCCACAGGACATCTTGGTAGTTTTTTAGAAAAGAAAGCAGAAACACAAATTAAACTTGAAAAGAACCACGTAAACAAAGGTTGGGTAAGTGTTGAATGTAAAAGAAGTAGAAACAGAAGTTTTAAACCATTTAGCTTTTTAATAAACGAAAATAGTTTACCTGAATTTGTTAATGATGACTATGAATTTTAACTAAAAAAAATAGTATATTAGCTATATGCAAAATTGGAAAGAAAAAGATTTATTTGAATGGTTATCAACTAACCATTACCAAACATTAGTAAACAGTAAAAATCCAATTTCAAGATGGGATTGCTACGATATTGAAACACAAAGCAGAATAGAATTAAAATGTAGACGTAAACATTACGATACATTAATCTTAGAAAAGAAAAAATACGATGCTTTAATGTTAGAATCAAATAAAAATTTAGATATACCAATTTACATTAATAGCACACCAAACGGTATTTATTTATTCAACCTAAATGAAATAGATATTAAATGGTTTACAAAATCATTACCAGCAACAACTGAATTTAAAAAACGTATTTGGGTAAAGAAAGAAATAACAGAATTAGAAATAAGTAAATCAATCAAATTAAAATAAGACAATGGAATCAATCACACTATTAAACAAGGAAGTATTTAACAAAGAAGAAATATTAGTTAAAATGTTAGATGATACTTTTTACTATGGGTATCTCGGTAAAAATGCACTATCTTCTTCAACCTGTAAAAGCCTTTTAGAATCTCCTGAAGCATACGTTGAATACATTAATAAACCACCAAGAGAAAAAGAACCACAACCTTTTAGAGATGGCAGGTTAATACATTTGTTAAGTTTAGAACCACATAGGATTGAAGAACTTACAATTATAGAAAGCACCAAAGGAAGTAAGGCTTATAAATTAGCAGTTGAAGAACAATTACCGCAAACGGTTTATACATTGGCAGAATTAAATAGATGTAAGGCAGTAGCAGAAGCGGTGCTGAACAATAAAGACTTTAGTAGGTTAGTTAAAGATGCTGAATTTGAAGTGCCTGAAATAGGCTATTATAACGGTTTACCATTTAGGGGAAAAGCGGATATACTTTTACAAGGTGTTGTTGTAGATTTAAAAACCACAAGTGATATTTCACAATTTTCTGAATCTGCTTTAAAATTTAACTATGACTTGCAATGTGCTTTGTATTTAGAATTATTTGGTGCATTTGAATTTAACTATGTAGTTGTAGACAAAAGAACAAAAGAAGTTGAATTTGTTACTTTATCAGATGAATTTATTCAAGGTGGTTATGAAAAGTTAAAAATAGCTACTGACAATTATAAAAAGTACATTGACAATAAAGAACATTATGATACAAATTATGCTAATAGTTTAGAACTTTAAATTATGGAAAAAGAACAATGTAATAGATTGAATTCAGTTGCTTATAATAGTTGTGTTGATAGCTATTACCAAACAAAAGATAAAAATGATGTTTACGAATATTGGCTTTATTTATTAGAAGCAAAAAGATTTTGTGAAGCAAACGGAGTTGAAAAAGCATTGGAATTAATAACATTACTTGAAGATTTAAAAATAGATGGCAAAGACAAAAAAGAAGATAGTAATTAAAAACTGTAATTATGATGCAATGAGGTACTGCTTTAAAAAAGGTTTTAGGATATACCCAAAGGTTTCAGGTTCTAAATTTAAAGTAGTTTACGCTATTGGTAATAAAATTCAATACTATATGAAAGGTAAAGAATTTGATGCACAAGAATCATTTCAAGCAGTTTGGGATTTATACACAAAAATATACGAATACGATAAAATAAATAAAAGATGAATAGTTTAGAAAAATTATTAGAAATTACAAAAAACTTTAACAAAGAATTAGAAGAAGACGCAAAAAATAAAAGAATTAATATTATTGCTAATCGTAATAAAGAAGTTGTTGAAGACAGAAAAGCAATGCCAATCTATTCTGGAGTGCTTACTTATTTTCCTGATGCATTGAAAGAAGTATCTAAATGTAGTTTAGCGGGACAGAAACAACACAATCAAGGAGATAAGTTGTATTGGGATAAGAATAAGAGCACAGACAATGCAGATGCTTTAGTTAGACATTTGATAGACCACAATAAGAATCCAATTGATGATGATGGTATATTACACCTTGCTAAAGTAGCTTGGAGAGCGTTAGCCACATTACAAATCTATTTAGATAGTAAGCAGTAAAAAAGTTTATAAAAGTAAAATATAGGGTAGCAATTAGCTATCCTTTTTTTTTG